AACAATGTAGTTCCCGCAGGAACAGTTGTCAATAAAGCAGATTCTCCTGTGCAACCATCAGCAGTAAGAGCTGATATTACACTTTCCACAGGGAAATGAACAGAGTAAAAGTTCTTTCCTGTTTGAGGAGCAGTAGTAAAAATCTGAACATCACCATTGGTGTGTCCTATCATTCTCATTAACGATTCATTATCATCTAAAAATCCTGTTGCCATTTTATATTATTTTATTTGTTTCTATCGTATGCCCAATTTTTTAAAGCAATGTAATTTTTGGAGTAAGGGCAGTCTTTACTCACATTCTTGCCTTGTTTTTGTTTAATTGCTCTTGCAATATAAGCAATAGCCTTTCTAGCCTCAGTAGCATCGTTAGAAGTCCAATCAGCTTTTTTCTTAGAAAGTAGTTTTAGGTTTCTGTTTATAGCATCTCTACCTAAACTAGCTTTTTTACTACATTCTGTTTCACCCCATCTTTTGAGTTCAGAATAACTCATATTAACAGATGACTTATACTTAGTAAATGTTTCGTCAATTTCCTCTTGTGTAAAAGCACTTTTAACAGATTCTATTTCCGAAATCAAATCACTTGTCATCTCATTAATTAAATCCATTAGATTTAATTGATTTTCCTCAATTTCTTCTTCTTTCATTAGTAGAATATTATTCCATTTAACTTACTAGCTATATCCGTATCAGGCATAGAACTATCACCATCCTTGCCAAACAAAGGGTAATCGTTTGATTGGTCTTCGTGTCTAATGTAAGCAATCATATCGTTAAGTAAAACCTGAGCCTTTCTAAACGTGTCGCTTTTCATTTGATTAAATTGCTCAACATTTGCAGGTGTACTAAAATCAGAAACATTAACAACTAAACCTGCTGAGGTAGTATTGTATTGTATCTCATTCATAACCTCAAATCTAACAAACCAACATAATGCAGGTTTTAGATAATGAGTTATCAAATCACTATTAGCAGTAGTTAATGTGCCATTGTGATTTTGTGTTTTTAATTCTTCAAACATATCTAAACCAAGCTCAGGCTTAATATGTGCAAGTTCAGCAATCTCAAGTATAGCATCGCTAATTAAAGAAACATCAGTAGCCTGATTAGTAAACGCAGTAGCTATCACTTCTGAAGCTGTTACAAACTTATCATATTGTCTTACATTTGCCATATTAGTTCTGTGTTTCGTTTCTTTCTACTCTGATTGTCTGTCGGTCTGATATAAGCATTTCCCCACCCTCTATTTTAGGTAAGTCCTTATTAAGCATTGCTCTTTGTTCATCAATAGTCAACACTAGTTTAGGGTCTATATCAGATAAGAATGAAATAGGTGGTTCGTAAGCTACCGCAAGGTCGCTAGTGTCGATACCCATTTCTTGCATTATTACTCTTTTTATAGGCTCTAGTAAGATGTTAGTAGTATCTCTAATAACTGTTGACATAGCTAAATCATAAGCTATTCTAATCTCACTACCTGTATTGTTCATCTTTCCTGACGATACAATACCACTCAAGGCAGGTTGCCATCTGTGAGCAGTAATAATGTTTTGGTCTGTTAATTTCTGTAAATCTAAGAAATCACCATCTTCCTTGTTACTTATAATCTGAACATCAGTACCTCTACTGTCCTCTCCGTTCTTTACAAGGAATAATATCTTTGAGTTGTTTCCACTACCTGTTAATGTTTCTTTAGCAGTTTCGACAAATTTCTCCGCTTCTGCTTCACCAAAATCACCATTAACGGTAACAATAGCGGAAGGACTAAATCCATTTTTAAATGATGTGTGATTAAATTTACCAATCTCATAGTCTATTGCTATGTGTTCTAGTGCAGCTACATAATCAGGTAAACCATAAAAGTTAAATGTACTTTCATAATCCTTATAGTGTATAATAAATCTGCTGTTAGATACGTTTGGATAAATTGGTACTCTTTGAGTTTTCTCTTTGTTTTTTCTATAATCTGACCAATCAGGATTAAAGAAAACATATTTTTTATTTTTAGAAACTCTTGCTGTTGCAGCGTCTTTATGATAAAAGTTTACACCACCATCATAAACAACACCCTCTAAGAAAGCATTACCATAAGTGTAATAGTCATCAGCAAGTCTTTTAAAGCAATCCTTTAAACTTTCTCCGTTAGCGTTAACATCTTCTATAAAAGATGCTAAAGTTTCGTTAGAAGTTAAAAAACCACCACCTGTTGTGAAGGTTGTTTTCTGTGCTAATACAGACCTGTGAGTTGAAGATTGCCTTTTTAATTCAGCTAAGTATTGTGGGAATAAATTATCTTTACCAAAAGGAATAAAGTCCTCTCTTAATCTATCTAAATCCTTAACCTCGCTATCTACCGTAGGGGTAGATAAATTTACAAAAGCATATTTAGTATTGAAACTACTCTTTATCTGAGGCTTCGATACTTGATTCTTCTTCTGCTTTTGTTTTGGTTTTCTTTGGTTTTGCATCTTCTTTGCTTACAAAATTAGTAAATCCCAAGTCATAAACCTTTTTTAGTTCTGCTTGGGTTGCTTTAGACCAACTTACTTTGAAACCTTCAAAGAAAGTAGTTCCTTTGTTTAATTTAGATTTATACATAGTGCAAGTATAATAAAAAAGATGAGAAGGTGCAAATGCACCAACTCAATCCTTTTTAGTTAGTTTATGATAAAGTCATTGTTCCTGCTGAAGTGTCAAGAGTAAGAGTGTTAGCAGATACTCTTGGAAGTTCACCTGACATACAAGTGATAGTAACTGTTACTCCATTCTCATCACCTAAAGCTGCACCTGTTCCACCTTCGATAGATGAAAGAGTTGCGAACATTTGAACGTTACCTAAAGTGCTGTCCTCTAAACCATAAGCCTCAGAAAGACCGATACAATACTTGTTTCCGTTATAATCTTGCGATACAACTACGATATGCTCATTTCTCATTGATTCTAAAGCTCTTAGGTGAGCAGAAGAACAGTTAGGAACATAAAAAGAAACAGAATGTTCGAACATAATTGTTCCACCTTCTTTTGAACCACTTGTAGATAAAGAACCTGTACCTTGTTTAAGGTCAAATAACTCTAAAGCGGAAGCAGCAGTATATGAAACAGTATGCGCACCTGTATTGTCAAAGATAACAGCAGAAGCATCGTTTAATAGACCGATACCTACATACTGCAAACCACCTCTGATTTCTAAATCGGTGTGTGCTATACTTAAATTTTCGATTGCCATTTTTTAATATATTAAAAGTTAAAAATTAAGGGGGAGTATTTCATCCCCCATTAATCAAATCAAATTATGCTATTGCATCAGGAACATAGAATACAGCTAATTTAGCATCTTTCAACGCTACACCAACCATATAAGATACTCTGAAACGATAAGACTTGTTGTCGTTTGAATACCATTGCTCAACTGAGTTTTGGTCAAAGTCAGTACCTACAACGAAAGCATCTTTAGTAGTAAGCATTGCACGATAAGTTTCGTTAGCAGCACTTGCACCATTGATGTTAGCGAAGTCAGCAGAAATGTGAACATCCCAATCTCTACGAACTACTAGAGGAATACCTCTGTAAGTTAATTGTGGAACACCATTTACTAAAGCACCGTAACCCGCTGCTGCGTAACCTGAAGCCTCAAGAGTTGAAGCCATGTAATCGTCAGCGATATCACCTGATACAAAGAAAACGTGATTTCCTGCCTCTAATAACTCAGGAGAAGCAGCATCATATAAACCTTGTAGGATTTTAACACCATTACCGCCTTTTAACACAGCATCTTCATCTTGTGTCATTTCTGCGATAGCGTTTAATTGAGTAGCACCACCATCGGTAGCAGCTTGGAATATACCACTATAAATACCGTAGTCAGCGTTAGCAGAATCAACATCTCCTAACCATACTTGACGGTTGAAGTCATATTTTACACCTTGTCCGATTAAGTCAAGAAGGATGTTTTTAACAACAGTTCCATCAATGTTATCGAAATCGTGCTGACCTCTCATTAATTGACCTTTCATTTTATTGAAAAGCTCGTTAGCTCTAAATTCAATCTCAGCTTCTACTCTTGAAGGAGTGATTGTAATTGTAGCACCTTTATCTCCCACGTTTTCAGCAACGAAAGCACCGTTTGTGAAAGCCTTTGTGATTTTACCTAATTGAGTGAATTTGTCTATTACAGTAGTACCTTTGATATTTGGTAATATCTCCATATACTGCATATAATCTTGACCCATAAAGATAGGCTCAATTATCGCTCTGTTAACATCATACTGCTCAACAGTAGGTAAACTAGTTAATTGTAAACTCATTTTTATAAATTTTTATTAATTATTTCATTATTGATTTAGCAAAAGCATCCCAAGCGTTCACCACAACATCACTTTCATTGATTGATGGGTCAGCCTCTGCTTCTACATTAGTTTCAGTAGCTTCTAATTTTGCTAATTTAGCTTCAAACTCAGCAACCTTGTTTTCTAAGTTAGCGATAACGCTTTCTTTTTCTCCAACAAGACCTGCTAATTCTTCTTTTTCTTCTGCTAAAGATTTTGCATTTTCTTCAAGTTCCTCGAACTTGTTAACAATCACTTCATTATCAGAAATAGAAATAGAAACTTCCTCAGAAGGAGTAGAAACTTCCTCTCCTTTAACAGCGTTTAAGATTTCCTCTTTAACACCGTTGAACCAAGTTTTTAATTCTTCGGTCATTTTTTTCTTATTATTAGTTAAACTTAATTTATCATTAACCTCTTTCTCGTTTACGTTAGTAAATTTGGAAAGGTCAAAGGATGCAGCAACTTTCATAGGCTCTGTAATAGTATCTATAAAGCCAAAGTCCATTGCTTCTTGACTAGATAACCAAGTTTCTTTATCCATCATATCAGAAAGAGTTTCAAACGAAAGGTTTGATTTCTTAGAATATATCTCGATAATTTCATTTTTTATCTTGTCAAGTAAATCAGCAGTCTTACGCATATCTCCTGCTTCACCTGCCGATTGTCCGAAAGGATTATGTATCATAAAGAATCCGTTTTCTGACATCTCAATGTTATCTCCTGCCATTGCAATAACAGTTGATATAGATGCAGCTAAACCTTCAATCTTAATGTTTACATATCCACTATGAGAACGTAAAGTGTTGTAGATTGCTAGACCATCAAATACACTACCACCAACAGAGTTGATGCGTAATGTGATGTCAGCATTTCCAACAGCTTTTACTTCTTCTATAAAGTTTTTAGCAGATGTTCCGTAATCACCTATCTCATCATAGATAGATATTTCTACTGAATTATCTGCTTTGTTTTCTATTGAATACCATTTGTTCATTTTGCAAAATTAATTATTAATAGTTAATATCTTTCGCAGAAAGAGGGCAATCATCTAATGTTGTAGTCTTTGTTGAACTTGCGTTTGTGCTTATACATAATATTCTGAATGGTTCTTTCTGATACATCATACTTAATTGAAATATCCATATAAGTAAATGTGTAGTTGCCATTGTTAGATTCCAACACCTTGTCAAAATCTTTTATTATCATATAATCTCTTAGCTTTCTTGGCTCGATAAGACCCTTCTCCGAAAGATGGTTTAGGACATTCTTTATCCCTGCATCTTCGGAGTATTTAGCCTTTACTTCATTGTAGATAAGCTCTATAAACTCATTTACAACTTCAGCACTATTCTGTCTTATCATACGCAAATATATTAAAAAGTAGCCTGACTTTCAATAGCAGATATTCTATTCTGCACTTCTGTCATATCACTTTCCACTATTACAACCTTAGAAGCACCCATTCCGCCGCTTATTAATTGTTGTGCAGACCTTAGCTCACCACCCATCGCAAACTTCTCTCCACTATTGAGTAAACCACCGTCAGCGAACTTAACACCATTACCATTGTAACTGTTTATAGCTGATAGCACAGGTCTAAACATTGATGTTGAACGTTTGTTGATAATTGCCTCACCACCTTCTGCTTCGTGTATTCTACCACCAACTCTAAACTTAACACCACCGTTGGCGTGTGAATTGCCTTCAAACATACCACCTCTTGTTAATCCTCCGTTAGCAAAAGCAGTACCTTGCTCACCATATACCTCTGTGTTGGTGTTTGAGCCACCACCACCCCCACCACCTGTTAATGCTTTTAAATTTGATATAACAGATGCTAGTTGTGCAGCCATAGCAGCAACTCTAGCAAAAGCTGTAAAAGGGTCGCCTTCAACTCCTTGTTTAGTTATAGAGCCAAGACCTCTTGAAAGTGCTAACAATCCTTCAGCAACAGCAGCAGCTTGTGTAATTTTAAGACCCATTTGCCTTATCTTACTGTTTTCTCCCTCTATCTCGCCAATTCGCATTAACAACTCACCTGTTTGTTTTATACCATCAACAGCATCATCTTGTTTCTTTCTTTTATCTGCTTCTGACTTAGCTATGTTTTTATTGTTTTTTATTGTTGCTTCAGCTAATCTGTTGTTAAGTGCTATCTCATCTTCTGTTGAAAGGTGTTTAAAGTCTAAGGCTTGTTGTATTGCTGCCATTTCAATAGCCAACAACTCTGTTTTTAATGCTTGTTCTGTTTCTATAATGCCTTCATTAAATTTCCTTCTAGCTTCATTTTGAGCATCTTGTATTACTAATTGTGTATTAAGGTCAACACTAAATGCATCATCAAATGCCGATTCAATTCCTAATCCTTGTTTTTGTTTTTCAACACCAAGCTCTTTTAATCTTTTTATTTCTAATTCAATAGCTTGTATTATTTTGTTTTTAGATGCTAGTTCTATCTCTGTACTTTCGGGTAACAATTTAGATTGTTCTAGCTTGTCTTTTTGAATTTGTATTAAAGAGGCTTGTAACTTAGCTTCTTCTTGTAATATTTTTTTGTTTTGTTTGTCTATTTCTTCTTGCTTTTCAGCAGCTTCTTTTTCAGCTTTTACCTGCTCATTAATTAAATTTTTCAGCTCAATAGCAGCTTGTTTTCTAGCTTCAATATCTTTTTCTAAATTTTCTTGTCTTTTTTTACTATTTTTAGTAAAAACACCTTGAAATATAGAGTTTGACATTTCTTCCAAAGTTCTTTCATAAAGAGTTATCTCTCCCTCTAAAATCAACTGTTCGCTTTTTAACGCTTCTGACAATGAAGAAAATGGACTATCTTTTCCTGATAATGCTTTTTGAGCAGATGACTGTATGTTTGCAACAACAATATTTGTTCTTTCTTCTGTATTTGACAATGCGTTTGCATAAAAATTCAACGCTTTTGCCATATTATCAAATCCTGTTTGCATAAGATTGGAAAAAGAACTAGAGCCTGTTGTTATTGCTAAAACAAGACCTTCGTAAGCACTTTGCATTCTTTTTATTCCCCCTAAGACTGTGTTTTCCATAACATCAGCCATTGCTTCACCCGCACCTGCTGAATTATTTAATATTTTATTAAAATCTTCAATAGCATCTGCACTTCTAATAAAAGATTCCATTGCCTGAACCTGTCTATTATCAACTATTTGCATAACACCTGCAACATCTATACCTGAAGCGTCAAGCTCTCTCAAAGCAACAATTAAATCTTCTCCTGAATGTACTGTTCTCCCTAATTTTTCTGAAAGGTCAGATGTTGGGTCTTGTAGCTTTAATAATATGTTACGAAGTGATGTACCTGCAATAGACGCTTCAATACCTCTATCTGTAAGCAAACCTAAAAGACCTGTTGTTTCTTCAAAGCTAAAACCTGCTGTTGCTGCAATCGCAGAAACTTTTGTCATTGATGTTTGAAATTTCTCAATATCTAAAGCAGAGTTTGCAAAAGCAGAAGCCATTGCATCAGCAAATCTAGCTGTTTGGTCTGTTGATTCACCAAAACCTCTTATAGATGCAGCAACAACAGTAGCAGTTCTACCTAAATCCTCACCCATTGCTGTCGAAAGCATAAGTATAGCTTCTTGAGATTGTAATATCTCGTCAGTCCTAAAACCTAACTTTGAAAGATTTAATTGCAATTCAGCAACTTGAGATGCGGTAAAAAACGTAGTTCTTCCTAAGTTTTTAGCAGAAGCCATTAGCTTTTTGAACTCTTCATCTGTTGCTCCTGATATAGCTTTTACTCTAGCCATACCAAATTCAAAGTTTTGAAATGTTTTAAATCCTTTTCTAATAACATCAGACAATGCTCTAGTTGCTGTACTAAAACCAACTATTGCTGCTGTTGTTTGAATAGCTCCTTTTGTTATTTTTGACAAACTACTTGTTGACTTATTAGCTGCCTTGCCAAATTCTTCAGTTGATGTTGCTGCATCTTTACCTGCACCTTTTAACTCGTCATATTTTCCATTAAGTTTTTTGATTTCAGCATTTAGGGTTTTAATATCATTAAGTCCTAATACTTTAATCTCATATACTGATTGTTGCTTCTTTGCCATTATATTCTTTTTGGTAATTGTTTAAATATATTATCTATGTCTTTTCCTATTGCATCGTGTATTGAATTATCATTTCTTCTTCTATACGCTTCTACAACTGTTTCAATAAACTTTGTTTTGCGACCATTATTTGATTCCTGTATTCCGCCTCTTGACGGTAAGCCTTCTTTAAATATTCTTTTAGCTATATTAAAAGCTATTGCTTCTTTTTCGTTTTCATCACTATACTCTATGCCTTTAGCATCCATCCATTTTTTTATAGCTGTTAAACTTGGAAACGTTCCGCTTTTCATACCGTCATTTACAACATCAACATAATCAGCATCAGTTATTATTGTCATATTAGCTTCATCAATATCGTATGTAACATCTTTTTTTAAGCTAAAAAACAACTTACCCGTAGCGATAGAGTTTTGTTCTTCTAACTCACCTCTAAAACCCTTAACAAGTCTTTTGCCAATGTCATTAATCGCCCTATCAAACGTCTTTAATATGTTCTTCATTGTTCTTTTGCTAATGATGCTTGTTTAATAATTGACTTCTCTAAGTTTTCTAGCGTAGATGTTATATAACCACTATAAGCAGAAAGATGATATATAGAGCCATTGTATGTGTCGGTATCTGTACCTATCTTTCCAACTTGGTCAAATACAAAGTTAGACGTAGGTATAGTTCCTGTTGCAACCTGAACACCGTTTTCTCTTATGTAAAAGGTGCTTCCATTTCTTTGTATAGTAATTAGAAGTCTTTTGCTAATTGGCTGCCAACCACCTGTTGCAGAAACAACTATTTCACTACCTGAAGCGAAGCTCATATTGTAAGATTCAGTAATTGCTTCTCCTATTGATAGGTATATTTTATTGTCTAAGCTATTTCCTAACAACCTCATTTTTTTATATGCTTTAGGAACAATGGGTATTGGCTCGGCATATATAAACATTGTAAAATCTCCTGATAAACTTATAGGAGAGTTTAATGACATAAATTCTGAGTTTTGAGCCTTAAAGTGTATTGGTGAATAACCATTAACACCTCTAGCATCAACTCCTAGCTGTGGTTGATTAGGAACAGTTGTTTGTTCAAAATAAAGATTATCAACTGAACTTTGCCAAGTTACAACATTTTTAAACTTATCTATAATTCCGCTACCATAATCAAAATTGTACTTGCTATATATGTTAACTCCTGATTCTAATACAGGCTGTATAGTTGAAACTGTTGAGGTTAATGCTTGTTGTAGCCTCAATCGTTCTTGCTTTGTGGTTCTAACATTTTCATAAAAGCTCTCTTGATTGTCATTATACTTAGTATATACCACTTCCTGTAAAGTGCCATTTACTGTGCAGAAAACTTTTTCACCTTCTTTTTTAAGAAGTATATCTTTTTGATTAGAAAAATTAGCTATTACGTTCATTACAAGTTTATATTATTAGAACTTAAATCCATTTCCACACCTAAAGTTTCTTCATCATATCCTAAATCGTAATACTC